TTAGTAACGCCAGCGGTCATAACGCTGATATTTCGGCACTTTTGGTGCTTTAATCGCCTTAATAACCCACACCACCGCAATCGCCAGTAGTAACCACGGCAGCAACTTAATCATCAATGCCAGCATACCGCCGAGGAACATAATGGCCGTCGCCACAACCAGCGCGGCGATAATGCCCAGCAACGAAACGCCGGTGACCATCAGCATGACAAAAAAGCCAAACACAAAAAGTAGTTCCAGCATGATGCTCTCCCAAATATGAAATCTCTTGCTGGCATTACAAGAATCATGCCAAAAATAATCTATTGATTTAACAGCAAAACGCCCCGCGACGGTGCGCAGGGCGTGGTGAATTTGACTACTTTTTGGTGAAAAGTTAACGCTTATCCGCCACCAGTTTGAGCGCGTGTTCCAGCACATTAATGTCTGCACCCGCTTTATGGGCATTTTCACTTAAATAACGCCGCCACTGCCGCGCGCCAGGAATACCCTGGAACAAGCCCAACATATGCCGGGTAATATGGCCGAGATACGTCCCCTGGCTGAGTTCACGCTCAATGTACGGATACATGGCGCGCACTACCGCCACCGGATCGGCATCGGTATCCGAGGAACCAAAGATCTCCCGGTCTACCGCCGCCAGAATACCCGGATTCTGATACGCCTCGCGCCCGACCATCACGCCATCCATATGTTGCAGGTGTGCTTTGGCCTCTTCCAGCGACTTGATACCACCGTTAATCGACATTGTCAGATGCGGAAAGTCACGCTTCAGTTGATACACACGCGGATAATCGAGCGGCGGGATTTCACGGTTTTCTTTCGGGCTTAACCCCGAAAGCCAGGCTTTACGTGCGTGGATGATAAACATCTCACACTCGCCTTTGCCGGAAACGGTGTTGATGAAATCGCAGAGAAATTCATAGCTGTCCTGGTCATCGATGCCAATACGCGTTTTCACCGTCACTGGAATCGACACCACATCGCGCATCGCTTTCACGCAGTCGGCAACCAGCTGCGCATTACCCATCAGACACGCACCAAACATGCCGTTCTGCACCCGGTCAGACGGGCAGCCGACATTCAGGTTGATCTCATCATATCCGCGCGCTTCTGCCAGCTTTGCACACTGCGCCAGCGCCGCCGGATCGCTACCGCCGAGTTGCAACGCTACCGGATGTTCTTCTTCACTGTACGCCAGGTAATCACCTTTACCGTGAATAATCGCCCCTGTGGTCACCATTTCGGTATACAGCAACGTATTGCGGGAAAGCAGACGCAAGAAATAGCGGCAATGTCTGTCCGTCCAGTCGAGCATAGGAGCAATGCTAAACCGAGAATTCCAGTAAACACCAGTTTTTTCAGGCATCACGCTGGTTTGATTAATTTTTTGTGTTTCATGATTATCGTGCATTTTTGAACATTTCAGGCTATTTTTCTCGCGTTAGGTTCCCGCACAGGTTCCCACGTTTTATGGGAACCCGAAATAACGAGGTCGTGTAATGGCGTACTATAACATAGAGAAACGACTAAAATCCGATGGCACACCACGCTATCGCTGTAATGTGATTATCAAAGAAAAAGGTGTTATCACTTACAGGGAAAGCAAAACATTCCCTAAACATGCTCATGCCAAAACATGGGGCACACAGAAAGTGATGGAATTAGATCTATATGGCATTCCATCATCAAATGCAGTTGACGGACTTACAGTCCGTGACTTACTACACAAATATTTAAATGACCCAAATGCCGGAGGTAAAGCAGGCCGTACTAAAAGATATGTGCTGGAACTGCTTATGGATAGTGACATCTCCGCGATCAAACTATCTGAACTGACAGAAAATGACGTAATTGAACATTGCAGGCTAAGAAACAACGCTGGTGCAGGTCCAGCTACAGTTAGCCACGATGTTAGTTATCTTGGCAGTGTTCTGGATGCTGCCAAACCTGTATATGGAATTAATTACACATCAAACCCAGCAAAAGCCGCTCGTCCATATCTACTTAAACTTGGGTTAATTGGTAAATCAAATCGTCGTAATCGTAGACCGGCATCTGATGAACTGGACATGCTCATTGAAGGTCTTCAACAACGCTCTACACATAAATGCTCAAAAATTCCGTTCGTTGATATCCTCAAATTTTCTGTGTGGTCATGTATGCGAATCGGTGAAGTATGCCGATTACGATGGGAGGATCTCGATCAGGAACAAAAATCCATACTCGTAAGAGACAGGAAAGATCCACGTAAAAAGGAAGGCAACCATATGAAAGTAGCCTTGCTTGGGGAAGCCTGGGATATCGTCCAACGACAACCCAAAAAATCAGAATTCATTTTTCCATATAAAAGCACTTCTGTTACTGCGGGATTCCAGAGGGTAAGAAGCAAATTAGGTATTAAAGATCTGCGATACCATGATTTGCGTAGAGAAGGGGCAAGTCGCTTATTTGAGGCTGGTTTTAGTATTGAGGAAGTCGCCCAGGTTACAGGGCATCGTTCATTAAACGTGCTATGGCAGGTATATACCGAACTGTATCCGAAATCTTTACATAATCGTTTTGAAGAGCTCCAAAGGAGCAGAAATAAGACCTCTTGACACTGTTTATCCATACAGTTAAAAATAATACTGTATACAAACACAGTATAGAGGGACTTTTATGCGTATTGAAATCTGCATAGCCAAAGAAAAAATGACTAAAATGCCAACCGGTGCTGTGGATGCGTTAAAGGAAGAATTAACCCGACGCATCAGTAAACGTTATGACGATGTAGAGGTGATCGTAAAAGCCACCAGCAACGATGGCCTTTCTGTTACACGCACCGCAGATAAGGATTCTGCAAAAACTTTTGTTCAGGAGACTCTGAAAGATACCTGGGAATCTGCTGACGAGTGGTTTATTCACTAATTAACACGTAAAATCGGTAACGGCTGGAAATCATTCAATACTCGCACTATCGAAAGTTCGCCAGCCAGCCGCAGCACGTTCTTGCATACGACGTGTGAAGTGGTCAACAAAAACTGGCCACCGAGTTAGAGTTTTTCCAGTATCGATTTTCCGATTCGTTTGGGGGTAACCCACCGTTATATTCGTGCGGTCTTAGTGCGCTGTAATATCCAACGATATAGTCCGTTATGGCGTGAGCTGCCTCGCTGAAGCTTACGTAACCCACCACCGGCATCCATTCGTTCTTCAGACTCCTGAAGAAGCGTTCCATTGGGCTGTTATCCCAGCAGTTTACGCGCTATTGCTGACGCTGAGATAGCCTGGCGGCAGGATGCAGTTGATGTTGGTATCGCGACGGATGAGGAAACCGTCGCTCTGGCCGAATGGAAGAAATATCGGGTCTTGCTAATGCGTGTCGATACAGCAAAACCCGTATGGCCTACGCATCCGGAGGATCAGGCCAGTTAATGTTTGGCGCGCTGGAGGTGTCTACTACTTCCAGCGCATCCAGGTAATCCAGCCAAAGGTTATATCGTTCCAGTTCATCCGCCTTTAAACGGCCTATCGCTGCTTTTCCCGGCCACTGACGTTTGTTTATATAAACATTTGCCTCATCAATGAGCTGCTGTCTCATATTCTCTGCATTCGATGCCATTTCCTCTGCGGTGGGTGGAGGAATTTCAAGCCAGCAGGGCATACCTGCATCATCCACTCCACGATACTTACCTGCTGGCGGCTCATCGATAAACTCAAGATAAAGACTTTCGTCAACCTCCAAGGCATCAGAAGGCCATGAGTCTGCAGCAATATAGCTTTCCTTAAGCTCCCCGGCATAAAACGCATTTTCTGATGGAGAAAAATATTTCAGATTCATTTCAGTACCCTATTGCAAGATAACGACCGTAACACAAATCACTGTCACTACTGCGCGTCACTGCAGCACCCACTGAGTCAGCACGTAAGCTCATCGCCGTCGCAGTGATAGTGGTTCGGCTTGTTGGGGCAATTGCATATACTGTCGGTCGTGCGGTTTGTATCACATTATCATGTGTTGCATATGCCTGCATAACCATAGTAGGAAAAGCAATCGGCAGATTAATATCCACAGTGCCGCCTGATCTCAGAGATGTCATTACTCCCCATTGCATAATAAGCGTCTTACGCGTACCGCCAATCATCATCGGAAATATGGCATATCCGGTTTCGCCCATACTACCTGTCGCAACACCTGTAGCACTGATATCTCCTAAACCAAGGTTTTCGAGAGCCGTTTGCACAGTGCCATCCGATTTGATATCACCAAACGGATTCTTGCGGCTTAACAGCAGCGCACGAAGCGCGGTAAGCAGCTGGTCGTGCCGCGCCTTCTCGAGACTGGCACCGGATGCCTCTACAACGCTGCAAAGCTCCTCCTGCAACATGTCAAAGTAGTCATCATCCAGATCGGTGGCAGGCGTGCCAGTCTGGGGGTTACCACGGGTAAAACCGTTTTTACCCGCGCCGAACTTATCCTTCTGCGCGGTTTTCGTGTCTATACGATGCATGGATTACTCCGGATATTTAAAAATTACGTAGGTATGCGACGGGCAGAGTTTGTTAAGCACGCACTCGACAACGGTGTCCCCCCAGATACGCAGTGCGGAATCACAGGGATCGCCACATGTCATCCAGGTGGTGTTGGTGGCGGCTGGCATGTTGATCTGCCAGTAATACCGCCATTCAGGCGCGTTCACAGCGTCAGTACAGGCCGATGAGCAGGTGAACGTGCTTTTGTCGTATCGCGTGATGGTGGCATCTGGTCTGCCCAGGGCAGCAAGCTGTGCAAGATAAAAATCCTCGTTGATGCCGCCCGCCAGGTTAACCTTCGCATCCAGCCGTTGCTGACGCTGGCGAAGGGTCTGTGTCCCTGCGGGAATACATTCATCCGGCAGACCGCACAGACGCTCCCAGCGGTTTATCAGTTCAGTGGTGGTGCGCGGATCCAGCTCCCGTATCAGGGCATCCGCACGCTGATGAACGCGGGTTAATGACGGTGCCGCACCGGCAATCGCCGGATCGCTGGCTGACCACGCCGGACCGGGGGGCAACAGTGCCGACAACAGACGGATGTAATCATCGTTTGTCACGTCCATGAAATCGCCCCCAGTACCGCCAGTTCATTTTTTGCAATGGAGATATTGTCTGCCGGGGCAAGCAACTGATGGCTGTATTCCCCGTTCGCACCGGAAATCGCCTCACTGATACGCGATACCTTCAGTTCTCCCTGCGGATAACCATCACGCAGCAGGAACGAACGCAACTCCGCGGTGATGGCAGCCCGTATTTCCGGTGTGTCCGGCGTCACGCGGATATGAAAATCCACTTTGTGCGCCACCGGCCTGAACACATACAAATCAGAGCCTGCCACCGGGGCCAGTGGCTCGATATGTTGTCTTGCCGCCGTTTCCGTTGATTCTTCCGGAATGGGATTAATCAGGTCACTGCTGGCAATCATCACACCGACAGTTCCCGTTCCCATCCAGTGACGGTATGTCCATGCGCGGGTAATGCCGGGCACTTCTTTAGCCCAGACGACATAGTCCCCGTCAGCCCCGCCCTGAGGCGTCCAGTAATACCGCTCAATGACGCGGGCGCGCCACGTTTCCAGCTCTTCAGTATCAAATCCGCCTGTCAGGGTATCAGCCACACCGGAAGACGGCAGACCATTCACCGGCGTGACCAGGATTAATGCCGTACCGTCGTCAGCGTTACCGGCCGCGCCAGTAGTTGAGCAAGTGATCGGCACACGCAGGACACCACCGGAGCTGGTTGCATCGGCAGTTGCCGTGTACTGAACCAGGTCATCGCGCTGAATCACGCTCCCGGCAGTCACCTTCAGGCCATCGCTGACACCTTCCCAGCGCATATACCCGCTGGCAGCCGTGGCCCCCTTGCGCGGACACCG